GCTCAAGCAACTGCTACTGCAACTCCTTTACAGGTGATTGCAAGAATGGGCAGATTGTTAGATACACAGTTTGTAGATACTGATGGTAGATGGCTTGTTCTACATCCAACATTTATTGAAGTCTTAAAAGATGAAGATTCTCGTCTTCTAAATGGTGACTTCGGTGAGTCAGGTGGATTAAGAGCAGGACTACAAGTTGGCAGAATACATGGCTTTGATGTGTATATGTCAAATAACTTACCAGCAGTGGGAACAGGTCCGGGAACTACAGGTTCAGCGAACCAAAATTCAAACTTTGGTGTTATCGTTGCAGGACATAGTTCAGCAGTAGCTACTGCAGAGCAGATCAACAAGACAGAGACTTACAGAGACCCTGATTCTTTTGCTGATATTGTTCGTGGTATGCATTTGTATGGCAGAAAGATTCTTCGACCAGAAGCAATTGTTACTGCTAAGTATAACGTAGCGTAAGGGAGGTATAAATGGCAACTTTTGATTTAACTTCTAAAGATACCACTGGTGTATCTTCCGACTCTATTGTGGCTATGCCTTCTATGAAGAATAGCAACGTGATGAGAAATATTGAGGCTTACCTTGATATTGATGCGTTGGTAGCAGCAGGTGGCAGCTTTTCAGACGGAGATGTCTTTCAGGTGTTAGAAATCCCTGCGAACACTTTAGTCCTAAATTCAGGTGCAGAAGTAATGAAAGCATTTACTTCAAGTTGTACTCTTGACATGGACTTTG